AACCAGGTAGATTTATGTATGATGTTCTAATCACAGATACATCTGGTGAAGTAACAAGAGTTTTAGAAGGTGCAGTTTTAGTTAGAGAAGGAGTTACAAAATAATGGCAAACATTAAAGTAAGAGTTGGTCAAAAAAATGCTATTAAAGTTACATCCTCATTAGCAGGTGCTTCAGCAGGATCTATTGGTGAACTAAGTGATGTGAACGCCAGTAACCCACAGAATGGTATGGTTTTAGTGTACAACAGCACCACTGGCCAGTGGACTGGAACTTTGGAGTTGACTCCAGGTGCGACACAGAATTTGGACATAAACGGAGGTAGCTTCTAAAAATGGCAAGTATTATAAGAGTAAAAAGATCGACTGGAACGACTGCACCAAGTAGTCTTAATTTCGGTGAACTTGCCGTAACCCTGAGTGGTAGTGGTACAGTATCAAATAAAGGTGATAGATTATATGTTGGAGATAATGCAGGTAATCCGCAAATTGTTGGTGGTAGATATTATACAGACTTATTAAGTATTGGACCAGGTTTAGTTGCAGGTCAAGCAAACCCATCTGCAGCTGCAAGAGGATTTGTTCCTGTTCTTGATCAAAACCAGAAAGTTGACCAATGGAATGTAGATAATTTAAGATTAGATGCAAACGTACTTTCAACTACAAATACAGACGGAGATTTATTCATATCACCTAATGGATCTGGTGAAGTAATCATTCCAGATGATACATTTCTTACTTTTGGTGATAGTAAAGACGCAAAGATAGAATATGATGAGAATGGAACTGATAGAGTACAGGTAACTGGTGCTGATTGGACATACAATAACGGTGTATCAATCGTAATGGCAGATGTGACTGATTCATCTACAAAAGACAATGGTGCCCTTGTAGTCGAAGGTGGAGTAGGTATAGAGAAGAGTGTTAATATTGGTGGTAATCTTAAAGTAGCAGGTGTTTCTACATTTACAGGTATTGGTACTTTTATTAGTGATTTATTTGTAGGTGGTGATTTACATATTGCTGATGATTTATTTGTTGATGAGATGACCATCCGTAACTTAAAAGTTACTGGTGTATCAACTTTCCAAGGTGATATCAATCAAACTGGAGGAGTATTTACTGCAATTGATGCTAGAATTGGTAATGTTAATATTGCATCAAATATTATTTCAACAAGATCTGGTAGTGGAAATCAATTATATATTGACCCATATCCAGATGGTTTAAGTAATGAAGGTACAGTTATTGTTAAAGGTGACTTGCAAGTTGATGGTACAACTACAACTGTTGATTCATTTACTGTAAACTTAAATGATCCAATTATCAACTTAGGTATTACAACCAGTACAAGAACTGTTATGATGACAGCACTTGCTGGTGTTAGTACAATTAAAGTTGACACAACTGCTGGTATAAACACAGGTGATGGTATAACTGGTACTAATATAGGTTCTGGCACAACCATCGCAACTTATGATCTGACAGAGAAATTAATTACAATCAATGGATCAGTTGCAGTTGGTGGTATTGCGACTACAACACAATTAACAGTAACTTCTAATGTTGATACAAATACTGATCGTGGTGTAGCATTTAATTACAATACAAGTGCAGGTTCAGGTAACAACAAACAAGGTTTCTTTGGTTATCATGATCAAGGTGGTGATGGAAGTAATGCACCAGAAAGATCTTTTACTTATATACCCGATGCAACAATCGTAAATAATCTGGTAAGTGGTACAAAAGGTTTCCTAGATATAAAAGGAATATATTTCCAGTCTGGTGATTATGATACCACTGGAAATGGTATCGTTTACTTCGATACAACAGGTAAGCAAGTTGGTGCTGCTGGCACTGCTGCTGGTATAAGTACTTCAAACTTTGTACTTACAACTAATGCCTCTGGCATACCAAAATGGACAGATACTCTCGATGGCGGGACTTTTTAAACTATGACACAAACTAATGATGTTGATGTGAATGCTTTGATAAAAATCTATAACCAAAAGATTTCTACATTAACAAACCAAAATATTCTTCTTGAAGCAAAATTGCAAACGATTGTTCAAGATCACTTAGATGCACAAAAAGAATTGATGGCAGAAAAACTTGAATTTCAAGAAAAATACGAAAATCTATTAGCAGAGATAGAAGAAGAAGATGGCAAAACCAACAACTAGACAACAATTAATAGATTACTGCCTTAGAAAGTTGGGTGCTCCTGTCTTGGAGATAAACGTTGATGACGATCAAGTTGATGATTTAGTTGATGATGCAATACAACTTTTTAATGAAAGACACTTTGATGGTGTTGAAAGGATGTATCTTAAATACAAGATTTCTCAGGGAGATATTGATAGAGGATTGGGAGTTGAAGTTCCTGGTGAAACTACAGTCAATGGAACAACAGGTGTTGGTATAGTTACAACTACAACCACTTCTACAAATATAAGTGGTTATGGTACAACATCTACAAATTGGTATGAAAATTCAAATTTTTTACAAATACCTGACTCTGTTGTAGGAGTAAACAAGATATTTAAATTTGATACCAGTTCAATATCTGGTAGTATGTTTAGTATCAAGTATCAGTTATTTTTAAATGATTTGTATTATTTCAACTCTGTTGAACTTCTTCAATATAGTATGACAAAAACTCGTCTTGAAGATATTGATTTCTTACTTACACCTGAAGCACAAATAAGATTTAATCAAAGGCAAGATAGATTATACATGGATATTGATTGGGGTTCTCAAACTGCTGGTGATTTCTTAGTTCTTGATTGTCATAGAGCATTAGATCCTGAGACATTTAATCAGGTGTATAATGATTACTTTGTAAAATTATATCTAACTGCATTGATAAAAAGACAATGGGGACAAAATTTAATTAAATTTAGAGGTGTTAAATTACCTGGTGGATTAGAATTAAATGGAAGAGAAATATATGACGATGCCGAAAGAGATTTGGAGAGAATTAAAGAGAAGATGATGCTTGAGTATGAGTTACCTCCTCTTGATTTTATAGGGTAATGATCAATGGCATTAAATCCCTTCTTTCTACAAGGATCTCAAAGTGAGCAAAGACTTGCCCAAGATTTAATTAATGAACACCTAAAAATTTATGGTGTTGAAATAACTTATATTCCAAGAAAATTTGTAAGAAAACAAACAATAATTAAAGAAGTCCAATCATCTGCTTTTGATGATAATTTTTTACTCGAAGCATATCTAAACACCTATGAAGGTTATGGTGGTCAGGGAGACATCATGACTAAGTTTGGTGTAAGTCTAAGAGATGAAGTTACACTTACAATATCAAAAGAGAGATTTGAAGATTTTATATCACCATTTTTAAGTGCAGATGAAGATTATGATTTAGCAACAAGACCTCGTGAAGGAGATGTTATCTATTTTCCATTGGGAGGTAGATTATTTGAAGTTAAATTTGTTGAGCATGAGGATCCTTTCTATCAGCTAGGGAAAAATTATGTATATCAGCTTAAATGTGAACTCTTTGAATATGAGGATGAGGTATTTGATACTGATATTGAAGAGATTGACTCACAACTTGAGGATATAGGTTACATATCCACACTCCAATTAATAGGAATTGGTGCTACTGCAACTGGAAATGCAATATTGAATGCTACTAATAAAGGATATATTCGTCAAATTGTACTAAATGATGATGGTAGTGGATACACAAGCACTCCTACTGTTGCCATTTCTACTGCTCCATTTGGTGCAGGTAATGTAGATGCAACTGCTGTTGCAATAACCACAACAAGGGGTGGAGTATTCTCAATAGAAAGAATTGAACTAACACATGCAGGTATAGGTTATACACAGTCACCATTAGTTTCTATAAGAGGTGGTGGTGGTGTAGGTGCTGCTGCAACTGCTGCTGTTGAATTAACAGACTTTGGTATTGTTGACTTTACTATCACAAACAATGGTATTGGATATGGATCAAAACCAACCATAACAATTACAGGAAATAATACAATATCAGCTGTTGCAGATGTTAATCTCCTTGCAGATAATACAATATCTGATATTAGACTTAGAAATGCTGGTGTTGGATACACTGTTGCACCAACAGTGACAATTGCAAATCCATCACTAATTAATGGTGTTGGTAACTTTACACGAGGTGAAGTTGTTAAAGGACTTTCATCTGGTGTTGAGGCAAGAGTTAAGGAATGGGATACTGATACTAAGATACTTAAAATATCAAACGTTGGTATAGGAACAACTACAAAAGCATTCTTACCTGGTGAGATTATTCAAGCAACTGAGTCAATATTCTTTAATTCAGATTCAATTATATCAGGAACTATTGGTGTAACCACTACTTTGATAACTGGTATTAACACATCCAATATTAGTTTAAATCAAGAATTAGATCAAGTTAAATTTGGACAAACGATTGTTATAGGTACTGGTGCAACTGTTACAAGTATTGGTGCAGGTACAATTAACATAAGTGCATTATCGTTAAATACTACTGGTGTTACAACTTCTATTTCCTTTGGATCTACAGTATTCTCAAATTATGCTTTAGATTTCTTTAGTGAAGAAAATCAAGACACAACCTTTGAATCAAATCAAATCATCGAATCTGAAGCAGATGATATACTTGATTTTTCAGAAGGTAATCCATTCGGTACATTCTAATGTTAGGCACATACTATTATCACGAAATACTCAGAAAAACCATAATTTCTTTTGGTACAATTTTTAATGACATTCATATTCGTCATCGAGATGGTGCTGGAAAAGAATCAAGTGACATGAGAGTGCCTCTTGCTTACGGTCCTATGCAAAAATTCTTAGCAAGATTAGAGCAACAACCAGATTTAAATCGTGCGGTTCAGATTACATTACCAAGAATGTCATTTGAAACAACAAACATTGCATATGATGCAACAAGAAAAGGTGGAATAACACAGACATTCAAAGCAATGGATGGAAGTAATTTAAGAAAAGTATTCATGCCTGTTCCATATAATCTTGGATTTGAATTAAATATTCTTGTTAAATTGAATGACGATGCATTACAAATTGTAGAACAAATATTACCATACTTTCAACCATCTTTTAATGTAACTATTGATTTAGTAAGTGTGATCGGTGAAAAAAGAGATGTTCCAATCGTATTAGATAATATTTCATTTCAAGATGATTATGAGGGAGATTTTGCAACAAGAAGAGCACTTATATACACATTAAACTTTACTGCCAAAACTTATCTCTTTGGTCCTGTATCTGATTCTAGTGAGGGTCTTATCAAGAAAGTTCAAGTGGATTATCATGCATCTGTTGATACTGAGAATGCAAGAAGAGAGTTAAGATACACTGCAACTCCTCAAGCACTGAAGGATTATAATGATGATAATACTGCTGAATTGAAAACAGATTTGAGTAAAACTAAGACAAGATTTGATGTTACTTCAACTTCTGCTTTATCTGCTGGCATGAGAATTATTATAGATAAAGAAATAATGAAAATCAAAGAAATCGTTGATGCAAACACGATTACTGTAAATCGTGGATATCAAAGCATTGCTGCAACACATGTTGCACCAGCATCAATTGATGTATTAACAGCAGCTGACGATTTACTTGTTGAACCTGATGATGACTTTGGATTTAATGGTAGTCTTGATGTATTACAAGACTCTAAAACATATAGTCCAACACAACAGAAAGATATTTAATGAATACCATGACTAACTATGATTCAATTGATGAAGCGTTAAACACAAGTAGTGCGATTGATGTCACCCCTACAAGTAAACCACAAAAGGTAGAATCTACTAAGGATGATGTTCAAAAGGACTATGATTATACTCGTGCGAATTTATATTCATTAGTCGAAAAAGGTCAGGAAGCACTTAATGGTATTTTAGAAGTTGCAGGTGAAGGTGGAAGTGCCAGAGCATATGAAGTTGCAGGTCAAATTATAAAATCAGTTGCAGATACAACTGATAAATTAATGGATCTTCAAAAGAAAGTTAAAGAAGTAGACGAAGATAAAAAACAAACAACAAATAACGTAACTAACAATGCACTCTTTGTAGGTTCAACATCTGAACTATCAAAGATGTTAAAACAAGGAATACTAAATAATAAAGAGAAATCTTAGTTCTAATGAGTGATTCTATTACTATTGAAGATTCAAAAGGAGAGACTTTTGCGGAAGTAATTGATGTTGTTGGTGTATCTGAAGTAAAGAAAGCATTTCAACAATCAGTAAAAGAAGGTTCGCTGCATAAGTGGTTCAAAGGTTCAAAGTCTAAAGATGGCAAACCTGGTTGGGTTAATGTCGTCACAGGGGGAACTTGTGCAAGTGACAAACCTGGTGAAGGTACACCCAAATGTGTATCATCATCAAAGAGAGCGAGTATGACAAAAGCAGAAAGACTCTCTGCCTCAAGAAGAAAGAAGAAAGCAGATCCTGGTCAACAGACAAAAACTGGTGCTGCAAAACCAACATACGTTTCAACTGATAAAAAGAAGAAAATGAATGAACAGATCAAAAGAGATGAGTATGGTGATCCAATAGGAGGACCAAAAATTTCTAAGAAACAACTTAAGAAAAATCTGACATCAAATACACCTGACGAGCAGCATACTACTACAACAAGTGAAGGATATATTGATCTACCATTAGAGGTTGAAATACCAAATACAGATGCAAGATTTAGACTTGGACTTATGTTCCGTGAAAGTTTAGAAGTTGATAAAGGAATGCTCTTTATATTTGAAGGAGTTGGAAAACATTCTTTCCATATGAAAAATACTCGTATCCCTCTTGATATTGCATTTGTAAAGGAAGATGGAAAGATTGAAAGTATAAAAGAATTGACACCATATAGTAGTTTGCCAGTATATTCAGACGGTGAAGTATTATTTGCAATCGAAGCAAATCGTGGTTGGTTTACAGAAAACAATGTAGAAGTAGGGGATGAGATAGTTTTAGGAGAAGCAAAAGATAAGAAAGGTAAGGGTAGTGGATCTAAAGATGCTTGCTATCATAAAGTTAAGTCAAGATATTCAGTTTGGCCAAGTGCATATGCATCAGGTGCATTAGTTAAGTGTCGTAAAGTAGGTGCTGCAAATTGGGGTAATAAATCAGAATCAGTTGAAATGAAAAATTATCTTGATAAGAAAGCAAAAATGCTGACTAAAAAGAGAGATGCACAGTCTGATGCTGCTAAAAACAATCCTCATTTTGATAGTACACAACCCTCACCATCAGGTAGAAATAAGTATGAAGAAGTTGAATTGGGTGAAGGTCAAAAGTGTTGGAAGGGATATGAAAAGAAAGGCACTAAGAAAATGTTTGGTAAAACATATAATAATTGTGTGAAGAAGGAAGAGTTTTCAAACTGGAGAGAGGAAGTAGGTTACGAGGGTAAGGATGACTCAAAAAAGATTGAAGAAGCCAAGAGTCCTGCTTGGCAAAGAAAGGCAGGTAAGAGTGAGTCAGGTGGACTGAATAAAAAAGGT